AGTTTTAATCGCAGTATCTTTGTCATCTTGCGTTCCATTTGGAAGCAGTTCAAGACCCTTAGCCATCTTTCTAAGGAAGCCTTCATTCTGTTGTTTTTGACCCTTTGGAGCCTGTCTCAAATAATACAAAAATCTCTTTCTGAGTTCTGGATCTTTAAGTCCAATAATTTCAGCAATTGTATTGTTTGGGATAGGTAAATCACCAGACGCAACATCATCAAAGAAAGATCTAATATCAACCTTTGTAATTGCAGTTTTTGGTATTCTGGAGCCTGGTCCAGTAACTCTTGCGAATGTTTTGTCTGCAAGTTCCAATTCTTTCAATACATCATATCTCGCAGCAATTTCACCAGGAGTTTGTGGGAAATATTTTGGATCTGATAATTTAGCGGCTCTTGCACTTAATCCAGCATCTTCAAGAAATTGTCTAAATGCCAGTTCTTCTTCGGTAATTGCTGGACCTTTTCTAAACAATCCACCAGCTTTAAATCCTTTTAGTAGTGGTTTTCTGGCAAATACAGATTGTCCACCCAAACGACCACCCGTTGCCGTGGGAAGACCTTTGATCAATTCCTCATATGGGGCAGTAAGAGATACGGGCGTCCTGGGTGCAACTTTCGCAGCAGTAACTGGAGGAGGTGTTGGTAGTCTTAGAGGAGCTGCTTGAGGACCAATCTGTCTTCCATAAGTTGATGTGATTGGTGCAACAGGAGTGTAACGTGGTGCTCCACTAAAAGCTCTTTGAAGAAAAACTTGAGCTCTTGGTCCAAGTCCTCTCAATAAAAGTGGTGATATTGCAACAATACCCCTGGCAGTAGTACCAAAACCACCCATACCAAGATCCATCGCCATGGCAGTTCCTGGTTTTTCTTTCAGGAACTTATCAAGATTTTGACCAAGTTCGGTCAGTTTTTTATCAGCGGATGCAATAATATCCGAACCTTTTCTAAATGCAAGTCCAGGTATTCCTTCAAAATCAGGAAGTCTTATTGGAGGAAGTACAGGAATCTCTGGGAATTCAAATCCAGGTTCTCTTTTTGGTTCTGTTTGTGGTTGTGGTTCTGTTTGTGGTTGTAATACTGGAGCTCCTGGAAGTGGAAACTTCGGAAATCTAGGAAACTTTGGTAGTTTGAAACCAGCTATAGGATCTGGTGGTTTCTTATCTGGAAAAATACTACCAGCTTCACCAAACTTTTCTGGAATAATTGGAACAATTCTTTTTAGTCTCTCATCCAGTTTGGAGATGGTAGATAAATCCGATTGCAGATCTAAATTATCTCTACGCAATGAAGATGCGATAGAGGAAGTTAGAGAAGTAGTGTTTCTTAACGACCTAGAAATAGCCAGTAACTCATTTTCAGTTGCACCACCAAGTTGCTTTACGGCAGTGTCTCTTTGTGATGGAGTTAGATCTGTTAATGGATTAAACTTCATGACTTATCAAGCAAACATTGATTCATGACCACTGTTTAACAGTCTTGGTTCAAGAACTGCAACCTCAGCTTGTTTTGAGAAGACATCCGATTTGGGTGGTTGTGGTAGTTTCTTCTGAGTTCTTGCATCAATAACAATTGGCTCTCTTGGTGTTGGTCCAAGACTAGCAACATCCATAGACTTTGGTCTCACTGGAGGAGCGAAACTTTGAGGTCCAACTGGACTGGTTTTTGTTTCGGGCGGCACCTCAGTTTCAGGGCCACCAGATGGAGTTTTTATTGGTTCTTTAGATTTTTCTTTTGGTTCTGGTGGAGTTATATCTCTCAAAAACTTCAATGGATCCTTAGTACCTGCAAATCCAAAAGTAGTTTTCTTCCCTTCTCTAATTTCGTAGTGAATAACACCAGTAGAACTCTCTCCCTGAACAATAGGTTGTCCCGCTACGACAGCAGTTCCTTCCTCAATACCAGGAAGAACTTTTCTACCTTCTGCAATTCTTTCAGTTACATTATACTGAGCATTGTAGATATCAACATAATTTCCATACCCAGAAGCTTTGCCAACTTTTGTAACTACGCCACCAAGTCTCGAATAAAAATAGTCATTCTTGTCAATATCAAAGTCAACACCAGCATGTTTCCTGTCTGGTTTTCCATCACCATCATCATCTCTTGGATCACCGTACTGTTGACCAGGAATTGTGTTTGTTGGAGGAAGTTCTGGTAGTTTTGCCCCTGATGGAGGAAGTCCAAGAGGACCAACGTCTTCCTCAACGGGCAATCCAAGTTTCTCTCTCACACCATTAATAAACTTATCAATACCTTCCGTGAGGTCTTTCATAAAATTCATAACACCAAATATTGTGGTGTAAATTCCAGCTTCTAATAGTCCAGCACCAGCACCTTGTACAGCTCCAGGAATACCTGTCGCTTTGTACATTCTACCAAATAAACTTTCTCTTCTTCTACTTGCTCTTCTTTGAGATCTAAGTTTATCCCTTTCACCAATTAGTCCCTGTTTGTCCTTAATAATCTGTTCTCTGTACTTCTTCTCAATGGCTGCACTATTGATCAGTGCATCTTGAATATTTGTGATATTGCGATTAATTCTTTCAATCTCTAAAACGATGTTACCAAGACCACGAACAACCTGTCCTCTTGGCGCTTCAATAATCTCAGGAACTTCAGTCTGTTGCGGTACAAACGACGTTGTTGTTTGTACTAATGGTTCTGGAGTGAGGATGTTTGGTGCATCATCACCTTGATAAGGATATCCATATTCTTCAGCACCAAGGAAAGAAATAGCTCTCTTCTTTCTTTCCTCTTCAGAAAGTTGAATTACCTGAGCAGGAGAAGTTTGTTCTTTACCAAAAAAGGATCCGACAAGTCCCCTGCCAGATGTCTTACCTATTTTGAATAAAGTTTGGAGGGACATTAACCTAAACCGTTATCCTGTTGATGTTTGAGTTTCTCAGCTTCAAGATAGTTCTTCAACAGGGAAACGTACACATCACGTTCCCACGGCATCATGTTTTCAATCTCTGTCAAAGAGTATTTATGGTACTGCATCAACGAAAAGTTGAGTTGATAGTATGACTCCGCAGTGATGTGAGCCATACTCACCCGAAAAAACTTGAAAGTCCCTCCAGGGTCACTTCAGATTTCACACCAGTGGTAGGATTTTCAACCTCAATTGTATGTGCAAGTTTTGGCATTGTATCAAAGAACTTTTCAATTTCTTTGAATTGTGCAGAATTAAATTGTTCGACAAATTCAACAAGTTCTTTCTTTGTGCAGTCCTTCGCTTCCCAAGCTTCATCTTCGTTAAAAACAATATCAATACATGAAGCAACAATTTCAAATGTTCTGTCTACATCATTATCAAAATTAAAGTTTTCACTAATAAATTGATCAAGAGAAGGATATTTCATTCTCAAAGTATACACATCATCAATCTTAATGTCTGTTGTATGCGACTTATCCTTTTTAACTTGGATTTCATCAATATAAACAGTTACATTGACTTCCGTTACTCCATCGTCAGGACAACGAACAATCAACTCAACACTTTCACCAACAGACTTTGCACGAATATTGAGAAACAAATACTCAATATCAAAAGTAGGAAGTTGATCTACTTTGATACCTCTTGTTTGGATGCAGTTCTTCAGGACATCTTTGATAGCTCTGGTAATGTCCTGAGTGTTTCCACTCTCAATCGCAAGAATGAGGATCTTCTCTTCTTTGACTAGAAAAGGTCTGTATTTAACTTTCTTTCCGTTAGATGGTAAAGTCAGTTCATACGAAGGTGTAACAATTGTAGGTAATGGCATAATGAGATGATCAGTGTTTTATTTAGAATGATTATGCAGCCCCTGGTCCAAAACCAAAGTTTCCTTTAAACGCAGGAGGAGTAACTACATCCTCTCCTCTTGGATTTGGTGCAGGTACATCGCGGAGAGGCCCACCATATGTTCCACCCTGGTTATTGATTTCATAAAGTTCTTGAAGAGTTCCAGCACCAGTCAATGCAATACCGCCACCAGTTGCATCAAGAAGGTTTTGTTCCCAAAGTTGTTGTTGTCTGATGATTGTTTCTGGTTCTTCAGCAATAGTGATGTTGTGAGTGGTGTATCTATCGTATCTAAAGGTCACGTTCAACTGCAACAATGTTGATCCATTATAACTTACTGGAGTGGATGCAATCGAATATGGCCAAGCATTGATAAACGTATAAGCTATTGCACCACCTCTAGGATCTGTAAAAGCATCTTTGTTGAACTTATAGATCGACATGCGACACTTATAAAATCCAGGATAACGAAGACGCATTACATTTGCGTTTTGTCCAGTGGCAGCACGTTTGAGTGGATTGATAAATTCAGTCCATACCTCAAAGAACTTCATTACATTATAATCTCTATCAACATAGAAAGTGAATGTAACATCATCAAAAATTCTGGTGTGAGGAAATCTTTCCGTTATCCCTTGACGATCCCCCGATACTTCTACGTCTGCAAAACTTGATCCAGGAATAACTGCATCAGAAACATACAATCCAAGATCTTCTGTTAAGAATTGGTAATTAAGCCCCCTTGAAACAGCGGCATTCATCACTGGTCCATTGAGTTCAAAGAACGCCTGATAGTTATTACTAGTCGCTACAGTTTGAAATCTAGACCTGATATCATCTATTTGATAGTATCTTGGTGTAGGCATTGGGCTCTAA